TTTAAAGTGAAAAATGAGTTTTTTTTGAGTAAGTTTTACTTTGAGATTTTTTTTTTGGACATTTATAAATGTCCATTTTTACTTTTCTCAGATTAAAACTCAATAAAAAAAAAACTCATCATTGTATAATTCTTTCTTTTACACCATAAAAATATATTCTATGATTATATAGAATACATTTATCGTTTATGAAGTTCTTTTATTTGAACCAATTTTTGAATTTATATAAGGATTCACCTGCAGATAAACAGACTTTAATTCAATTTATAAATTCATCAGAAGTGGTTGTTGGTAATAAAAAACATAAATTAAGTGATTATATGGAAAGAAAAAACATATCTCGGTCTTTTATTGAAGAATTGTTCTCGAATATTAAAAATAGAAATAAGTATTTAACAGGTTTTTATAACTTGTCATTGAGAGTATCTGAACAACATCAACATATACACACTGCTATTAAGCCTATGCTTAAATCGCATATGGATAATAATAATGGAATTATTTTCAAAAATATGATTCGAAATTTGCATATGATGGATATTTTGAAGAACACATCATCGGGACTGGAGAACACGCCTACTTTTCTGGTTATGTTGAATAATTTATATAGAAATAATATCATTGATTATAAAATACTTACCCCCAGTGCCCTTGATTATATGCATAAAGGCAGGTTAGGTAGTGTGTTCTCTTCTTTTTACTTTCGAGCGTCCATTATGAATCCTTATTTAGTATACTCTTTAAATATGAAAGTATTGAAAGGAACTAAAATATTCACACCTACATTGGGATGGAGTTCATATGCATTTGGATTTTTAGAATGTCCTGATGTTATTGAATATGTAGGAACAGACGTAATTAAGTCAGTTTGTAATAAAACAGACCAACTCTGTAGCAACTATGAGCAGAAACACGATATCTATTGTTGTCCATCTGAAGATCTTCTCACTGATAAGAAATTTATTAAGAAATATCGAGAACATTTTGATGTAGTTTTTTTTAGTCCACCTTATTATCGATTAGAGTTATATAAAAGTGAAAATCAAAGCACGAGTCGGTATAAAGACTATAAAGATTGGTTAGAAAAATACTGGGAAGCTACAATTAAACTATGTCATACGGTTTTAGAGAACAAAGGTAAATTATGTTATATTTTATCTGGGTATGGTTCTCAAAATACGAATAATGAGTATGATTTATTAGATGATATGAACAAAATTACAGCAAAGTATTTCAAATCATCCGGGAAACAACCTATGCATAATAAGAATGTTCATTCAACGAAACATCGTGAAACTGGAGAACAAATTATGTATTTTGTAAAGAAATAACAAATAGCAATATTATAGTAAATATATATATATTATTTCCAACTACCATAACTGCAGTGTAATCCATAACGTCCAAAACTGTTTTTATAAAAAGGTTCGGGTTTAATTAACTCAACTTGTTCTCTATTATTGTTATTATTATTATAATCAATATATGATTGTGTAACTAGTAAAGGTCCTGTGGTGCAATAAACATATACATCTTTATATGAATCTCCATTAGTAGCCGCTGCTAGTTGAATATCCTCTTTTGTAAAACGTTTGCTGACAATATTATCAATAATTTGTTTGAGAAAAGGGTGTCCTGCAGGTGAGTAAAACGCATAATTCCCAATTAGTTGATGAAAGTGGTTCCGAGTAATGATTGTATCGTGAATGTTCTCAAGTTCGACCGGAAATTTACAAACGTCCAGATTTTCATAAAGAGAATCGAGAGGTTCTTCAATTAGAATATCAAGGTCCAAATAAACCCCACCATAATGATATACCGCTAAATATCGAAAGAAATCGATCTTTTGAATTGTATATTCAAGACTGTTAAAAAATGACACATATTCAGGAGTCTTTGTATGTATAAAATCTGCAATATCATCGTCAGTAAAAAACATATAATTCCATTTTTTGGTATTCTCCATTACACTATTAATAAAGGGTTCATAATGCTTAGGTATAGTTTTTGTTTTCCAGGTTTGTATTATATTCATTATACAATACAAACGTTATTTATTTATATTTTTCACAAATAACTTTTAGTTGTTCTCAATATCTTGAATAATCTCTTCTGGATATTCCATATCTTTCAATACCCTAAGTCCGCCCTTTATACTTGAAATACCTTTTACAAGTTTATATGTATAATTAAACGTTTTGTCATCATTGACCTCAACCATCATTTTGTAATTCGTAATATGTTTCGATTTCTTATACTTCTTACAAATATCTTTATAGTGCGTAGTTAGAATAAAATTAACGTTTTTGAATGAGTCTATGTATTTCAAGAAAGCATTTCCAGATTTGACAGCTTCTTCAGGATTTGTGCCTGAATATAATTCGTCGAAAATACAAAAATGTCTATCCGTTTTATCATTGTTTTTGATAATATCTATAATTTCTTTACAGCGCCGAGATTCCGCTTGGAATAAGCTGTCTCTACCAGATGTATCCGGTATATTTAAGTAAGAATGAATATGACTATATGGAGTGATTTGGGCATTAGAATAAAATCCACAACCAACTTGTTGCGACATAATGATATTAATCAAAGTAGATTTCAATATCGTAGTTTTGCCGGCTTTATTTGGTGCGGATATAATAATATTGGTAGAAACATCTAGGTTGTTAGTGATAGGTTTTGTATCAACGATAGCAGGATAGTATTGGTCATTAAACACACATTTATTTTCTTTTTCTGAAAATGTGCACATAGAAATGGTGTTCGACTTGGTATGTGCATATAAATTAGAGATGTTATTAATATACCCTTCAAATCCAACCGAGTAGCGCAGCGAGTCTTCATATGTTTGATTTGTATAGAGAACATAATATAACTTGAGCATTTCGCCGATCTGACCAAATTTTTGAAAAGACGTGGCAAAAGGAGTAATGCATACAACCTCATTATGAAGTTTTTCCAAGTTTTGAATATGAGATTGGGTAATGGCACAAAACGCCGAGTGAGATTGTTTATCACAGTGTAGTTGGGAAAAAGCTTTCATACTTGATATAGAATAATCTAAATAGTCAGTTAAATGGACAATGTCGTTATTCATAGTAATAATATTTTTGTAGAATTTCCGACAAACGTTAATGTTTTGATAAATCTGGAATATATATAACCCTATAGAGAAGCAAAGATAAGCAAGTTTGTCCCAACTAATAGAACCCATATTGAATAGAACTTTACCAATAATGTGATTTTTCCCAATGGACTTGAGTGTGTCGAGATATACAGATACTGTAATAGGTATGCCCTGAATTTTCAAAATAATAAATGGAAATATAAGCATAAATAACGGTAATATAAAACTAATGACAGGAGACATCAGGTGAATGAACGAAAGAATCTGCAAAAAAGAAGAAGATTCATTGAGATGTTTTAGCATATCCCAATCAAGATAATTATATTGTTCGTGAAAATATAGATTCTCTTTGGTGTTTTGCCAGATTTCCAATATTTGTTCGGGGTCGGTATTTTGTGTAAATGTTTTCATAATTGTGTTGTATTTATGGGTGTCTTTAATAATTTGCTGAGAGTCTTTCAAGAAGGGTATATTAGTGGTAAATTTATGTTTCCATTGTTGAATCATCTCCAATGCGAATTGATTTTCAGGAGTAAATAAATGTTCATACATACATTTATCGTTATCATAGCATTCAAGATTGCCAGTATCATTAGACTGAGATTGGTTGTTAATAGCTGCCAATTCTAAATCCTGACACACAGTTTCAGATAAAACTTTGATATATTTAGCGTCTAAATATTCGATAGGTAGTTTGAATGTAGTTTCGATAGTCGTATTTATATTCTTTTTTTCTCCCGATATACCTTCATTATGATTGTCTTCGTTATTATTACTGGTATGAACAGGAATAATGTTTTGAAATGATGAAATTATATTATTCATATTATAATTTCATCCTAATAATATCTAAAAAAATAAACGAGTTTACTTATATTCTTCGATGGTAATATCATAATGGCCTTCTATTCTTTTCATCGTCCCGATATCTCGTTGTGATACAAAATTAATAGCTTGACCTTTGCGGCCCCATCTACCACTTCTACCAATTCGATGAAGATATGTATTAACATCTCGTGGAATATCAAAGTTAATAACAGTATTGACGGTTTGAATATCAATGCCACGTGCAGTAATATTTGAAGATATTAATACATTATATGTGCCTGACTTAAATTCACGAATGACAGTATCTCTTTCGTCTTTGGTTAAACCACTGTGGATATGACATACCGGGAACCCGTCCTTTTTCATTGCTTGGTATAGATCGATGACTCGGTTTACATCATTAACAAAAATAATACTTTGTGCGAGACTAATTCTATCATATAATGACTTAAGCCAATTGTATTTTTCATCATCATTGATAGTTGCAATGTAGCATTGTTGAATACCGTCTAGAGATAATTCGTGAGGTTTCATTATAATTTTATAGGGGTCGTTCATAAATTTATCTGTAAGCTCGATAACTTCGTCTGGCATAGTTGCACTAAAGATAGCAGTTTGTATTTCATCATTGAAATATTGAAAGATAGAATGAATCTGGTCTTTAAACCCGTAAGACAACAATTCATCAGCTTCATCGAGAACAAACAAATTAGCAGTGAAAACGTCTAATTTTCGACGACGTATCATATCAAATATGCGACCCGGTGTTCCGACCACAATATGTGGAATGCATTTTTGTAAAGATTGAATATCATCAGCAACCGAAGTTCCCCCCACTAATAATTTGGTATTTAATCCATCCATAAATTCACCAAGTGAATTCACCACACCGTGGATCTGCATAACAAGTTCACGGGTAGAAGATATGATAATAGCCTGGCATTCCTTTTTCTCAATATCGATATTTTGTAGAGCAGATATACTAAATGCCCCGGTTTTACCGGTGCCAGACTGTGCCTGAGCGATTACATCTTTACCTTTAGTAATTGGTAGAATTGCTTTTTGTTGTATTTCACTGGGTTTTTCAAATCCAAGAGAATATATACCTCTTAATAACTCTGTTTTCAGTTCTAAATCGTCCCAATTTTTAACATTCGAATCAGTATTTGTTTCCATGTTAGTTAAAATAATACTGGAAAAGTTTTTATATGTTTTTGATAAATATATAATAGTTTAAAAATATATAAAATTATCTCTGTTTACCCTATTAGGAATACAATGACAACACTCGTATATAACTTACAATGTATACAACAGATAACACAAACTATAACAGATTTTCAATTATCTGATAATACGAATTCTAATATAAATGGGCTAATCCCATTATTGGGTATAGATGTAAATGCCTATAAACAACGAATCCAGAAAAGGGACAAGACTATAAAAGATGGTCAAACCAAGTGGCCAAAAAAGGAAATATTTAAGACAACTGTATTAGAAAAAAAGGAAGGATTAGCCGAAAAACTAGATGAACTGCGCGGATTAATGAATAAGTTATCATCAATTAATTATGAAACAAAGAAAGACGACATATTGGAATGCATCCAAACTATTTTGGATGATACACAAGAAGAGTTTCCTGTATTATTGACGAAGTTGATAGATAGATTTTATAGCGTAGTTCATAACAATCGTTTTTATGCGAATTTATATGCGAAAATGTTTGCATTGATATCTGAAAAACATATAGTTTTTGCAGATTACCACGATTATTTTATTGATAAATATACAGATTCAATGACCGAATTTGTTTATTGTGATCCGGATAAAGATTATAATCGTTTTTGTGAAATAAATCAATTAAATGAGAACAGGAAAGCGACCATATGTTTTATCATACATATGGTAAAGGAAGATATATATTCTTTTTCAACAATAACAGATATCATGAATGTATTGTTCGATAAAATAGATACAAATAAGTTGAACAAAGCCGAAATGGAATTAAATGAGGAGGTGATTGAAAATATTTTTGTTATTATGTCAGAAGCAAAAGAGTTGGTATTGAAAGAAGTTTCCAAATATAGTTTGCTTGAAAAAATAACCCAGTATTCTACATTGAAGAGTGGTGAAAATCCCGGATTCTCGAGTCGAATGAGATTTAAGTGTATGGATTTAGTTGAACTATACAAAAAGTAAATAACAAAATAAATACAATAAAGATAATATTTATTCTCAATATATAATAGATATTATGGTGTTGTCAAAAATAAACCCTGACCAAGTTAAATATGTAGAAGAAAAGAAAATAGAACCCGAGGATATCGAATATTCAACATTCTCATATGATGATAGTCTATATACAAATGAAATTGAGATTGCATTAGGAAAAGAGAAGCATAATAAATCTAGATATAACATTGTTTATTATCCGGTCTATTTAATTGTAAATAGCACACCAGTAGAACAAATCGGTATTTTCGAAATTGAAAGCAATAAACTATTGAATAGTATAGATGAAGATGGTGCAATTGATATTAATAATGGACATATATTATACTATATTTCAGAAGTGCGATTATCCAAACATCTACCTGCAGATAATGTTGAGAATAAACCAGACGAATCAAATTATATAGTTGATTTAACCGGGGCTGAATTAGATGTTGTTGATTTAACCGGTGTTGATCCAGTCGAATTAGATGTTGTTGATTTAACCGGTGTTGATCCATCTGATTTGGAAGATAAAGAAGTTATGCGCGTCAAATTAAATACTGATGTTATGAAAAAAACAGTAGATAAAAACGGAGAAGATGAAACAGGCAAGTTGTTTTTAACAGATGAGTCATTTAACGAACCAAATCTATTAGAAGAAGAAAATGAACAAGCTTCAAATAATGAAAATAGTAAATACAAGGAAGGCATTCGTACAACGTGGATTGAAAAATTTATGAAAAATAACAATTTCGATGTGATAGATAACGAAGGTGGAGGCGACTGCTTATTCGCTACATTAAGAGATGCATTTGATTTGGTTGGGCGAAAAACTACGATCGATAAATTGAGAAAAGCAGTATCGAATGAAGCAACCGAAGAAATATATGATAACTATAGAAGCATTTATCTGGGATTTTTAAATGAATATAATGATATTGAAAACCAAATAAAAACGGTAAAGAAAGAAATTAGAACCTTGAAATCACGAGTTGATAAAAGTAATAAAAAGAATGATAATCAGATGATTATTGAACAAGTGAAGGAACTGTTATCAAATGACAAAATGCTAATGTCAAATAAAAAAATGACCCAAGAAATGATGAACGAATTCAAATTTGTGAAAGATATAAATACATTTGATGAATTTAAAGAATATATAAAATCGAGTAATTATTGGGGGGATACTTGGGCGATTAGCACGTTAGAGCGATTAGCAAATATAAAATTTGTGGTGCTATCAGAGGAATCATTTTTAGCCAAACCACCTGACTTAGATGCAATTATGCAATGTGGTCAAATAAATGACGCAGAATTAGATGCGATAAAAATATTTAAACCAGATTATTATGTTATTATTTCGTATACTGGCCAACATTATAAGCTAATCACATATAAGAAAAAAGGAGCTCTTAAATTTAAAGAGATTCCTTATGATATCAAATCTCTAGTTGTTAATAAATGCTTGGAGCGAAATTCCGGACCTTACTATTTGATTCCTGATTTTCGCAATTACAAGTCAAAAATAGGGGTCGACGTAAATACTGGTTCTCCAGATAATGGAGAAGATGATATCAGTAATAAAGATTTATATGATAATGCAGATGTGTTTATGTTTTATTCTAGCTCAAATGCACGACCAAAGGCAGGCCACGGGTCTGGTGAAAAGTTGTCTCCTCGAAATATTTCAGTGTATAAAATGTTAAATAAGATAACTGATTGGCGACGTAAAATAGACGATTCGTGGCAGGTGCCAATCACGCTAGATGGTATGCGTTGGGGAAGCGTGCAACATTATTATTTGGGGTCTCATTACAAAAAAGGTTTCCCTGATTTCTATAAACAATTTTCATTAGATAGTGGTAGTGATATTTCAGAAAGTCTGGATATGGCAGTGGCAGCAGCTAGTAAAACGGGTGCTTATAAAAACAAACAATTAAGGAAATCTGAAGTTGTTCAAGATCCAGACTTTTACGAAATAAAAGAAGACCCCCGGCATATACTTGAAAGAGAACGTGCATTAGAAGCGAAGTTTACGCAAAATAAAGATATGAAACAAGTTTTGATGGAATCCCAGCGTGCAAAATTAATACAATTCAAGAGAGGAAAAGAACCAATAATGGATGAGAGTTTGATGAAACTTCGTAAAACATTATTATAGGTTTCAAACTATTTTGTGCGTATATAGTAAATGATGTATCAGATATTAATAGATTCGGTCATCGGTGGAAGTATTGTCGGCCTGTTTTCTTATGTTTCATCTTTATATGAAGAGAGACCGGAATATCTAAAGATTATTGCATTTATGTGGGGGATACCATTAATATTTTTTTATTTATTGTTTATAGCTTGGAAAAACGGGGATAGTGCCGCCGTGTCATTTACTCGCCACGCATTATTAGGAGCACTTCTCACTATAATATCTATGATACTAACATTATATATACATAATATTGGCAAATATCCGACCATTATAGCGAATGTCGTGTTATTAGCTATGTATGTTTTCATATATTTCACATATAAATTGCACAAATATTAGAAATGGAGAACGTAAATGGAGAACCATACAAGTTCATTTGTTAGTAAAATATGTAATAAATTGATTTAGAATAATTACAATAAGTATTACTATAATTATTCAGATTTATATCTAATTTTAAAATGAGTTTTGATTCCAGCGTATTCTTCCCAGTTGATAACACTAAGGAGTGTTCTACTCTTGACCTTCAAGAAAATGAAAACACAAGTTTGTATGTGCCAGTCATACCACCTAACTTGTGCTTCGCATCTTCTGAAGCGAAAGAAAGTCAGAAGTTTCATCCGAAGTTTTTGAAGTATTATATCGAGAATTGTATGCGAGTAGGTAAGATTCGCAGAATTGACTTTGCAACTCGCGAAGTTCCGCATTACACGACACCCCAGATTTGTGCATTTATTCACTTTGATTGTTTGTATAACAATGCAAA